TAAGCCCGGCCGATCTGCTGCTAAGCGGTTGCTTACTTCTACCGGAGCCAAGGTTTTATATTCTGCTGCATTGGGTGCAACGGTTTATGCTGGTCATTATGCTATTACGGGTAAATACGATCCAAGGACAGCGGCCGATTATATGTTCCCGAATCCGAATCGTAAAAAGAAGTAGGTGATTGCCGATGTTGTCTAACACAGCAGTCCCTAAGTATTACGGAATGTTCAGAGATCAAGTTCTTCGGGGAGAGATTCCGGTCAATCGGGAGATTTCGTTAGAGATGAATCGAATCGATCGTTTGATTGAGAATCCTGGAATATACTATGACGATGCTAAAGTAGAAGGTTGGATTTCTTTTTGCGAAAATGAAATGACGTTGACTGATGGATCCGATTTACATCTTTTGGACTCGTTCAAACTTTGGGGCGAGCAAGTTCATGGATGGTGGTATTTTGTCGATCGCATGGTGTGGGAACCGTATCCCGATGGGAATAGTGGACATTATGTAAAGCGACGTATAAAAAAGCGTCTTATAAATAAGCAATATCTTATTGTGGGACGTGGTGCTGCAAAATCGTTATATGATACATGCCAGCATGCGTATTTCGAAAATGTGGACACGTCGACCACCCATCAAATTACGACTGCGCCTACAATGCGTCAAGCTGAAGAAGTTATGTCGGCGTATCGAACCGCTATAACACGGGCTCGTGGACCGCTTTTTCAATTTCTTACCGAGGGATCGTTGCAAAATACTACAGGCTCGAGGGCGAATCGTGTAAAACTTGTTTCTACAAAAAAAGGTGTCGAGAACTTGCTTACGAGTTCGCTTCTTGAAGTTCGTCCCATGACAATAGACAAATTACAGGGATTGCGTTGCAAGGTTGCCTCGGTAGACGAGTGGCTTTCCGGTGATGTTCGTGAAGATGTTATCGGTGCTATAGAACAGGGTGCTTCTAAGAATGACGATTATCTGATCATCGCTACGAGTTCAGAAGGAACCGTTCGAAACGGTTCTGGCGATACGATCAAAATGGAGTTAGCCGACATTCTCAAAGGCGAGTATCAGAATCCTCATGTGTCTATTTGGTGGTATAAGCTGGACGATGTTTCTGAGGTTGCGAATCCTGCCATGTGGGTTAAGGCGAATCCAAACATTGGTAAGACGGTAACCTATGAAACTTATCAGCTTGACGTAGAGCGAGCCGAGAAGGCTCCGGCAGCTCGAAACGATATTCTTGCCAAACGCTTCGGTTTGCCAATGGAGGGTTTTACATATTTCTTTACATACGAAGAAACAAAGGTGCATCCCTCTTGTGAATATTGGCAAATGGTGTGTGCTCTTGGAGCCGACTTATCTCAAGGCGATGACTTTTGTGCATTTACTTTTTTGTTTCCTTTACAGAATGGTTGCTTTGGCGTGAAAACTCGAAATTATATTTCCGAGCTTACGTATTCAAAACTTCCGAGGGCAATGCGAGAAAAGTACGATCAGTTCATTCGAGAGGGAAGTCTTGTCGTTATGGATGGAACGATTCTCGACATGATGCAAGTCTATGAAGATTTGGATAACCATATTCAAGAGAAAGAATATGACATTCGAGCTTTTGGATACGACCCATACAACGCTAAAGAATTTGTCAATCGTTGGGAAACTGAAAACGGGCCGCTTGGTGTTGAAAAAGTCATTCAAGGTGTAAAAACCGAATCGGTACCGTTGGGCGAGCTTAAAAAACTTGCCGAAGAGCGGATGCTTATTTTTGACGAACAACTTATGGAGTTCGCTATGGGCAATTCCATCGTTATGGAAGATACCAATGGAAATCGTAAGCTTTATAAAAAGCGTTATGACGCCAAGATTGATGCGGTTGCAGCTATGATGGATGCGTTTGTCGCTTATAAAATTAATATTGAATATTTTGAATAGTTGATCGATATGATGAAAGGAGGGTGAGACACCATTGTGGGAATATAGATATACAAATACGGATGTTCTACAGCATTACGGTATTAAAGGTATGAAATGGGGAATCCGTCGTTATCAAAACGAAGATGGAAGTTTAACCTCGAGGGGGCAAAAAGCGTTATAACGAATCAAATGAGGGTTCGAATAAGTCAGTTGAAAAGAATCGTTTCACCCTAACTGATAATCAAAAGAAATGGATCAAGCGTGGCGCTATAGCAGCCGGTGTTCTGCTTGCTGCATATGGAGGCTATAAATTAAGTCAGTCTGACTTGGTTAAAAATTATGTGAAAAATTTGGCGTCAAAAGTTGATGTTGAAGCATATGCTAAAAAAGTTGATGCTGAAGCATATGCTAAAAAAGTGGATAAATATAAGAAACTCGATTTCGATGAATCGGTTGGGTTATTGAAGAAAACAAAAAAGTTTACTCCAGAAGAAGATTTAAATGCTGTTAATAGAAATATGTTCTATTGGAAGAAAGGTGCCCAAAGCAATTGCACGTTTTGCACCACGGCATACGAGCTTCGCCGTCGAGGATATGATGTATCGGCAAATTATACCGAGCATGGCCGAACGATGAACCATGTTAAAAATTATTTTAAAAACGCGGTTATTGAAACCGACGATAACATCGTGTGGAAATTGCAGAACATGAAAGTTCCGTCGGGTATCTCGTTAGAAAATCGTCGAGCCTATAAGAGGGCCGCATACTGTGATTATATTGGCGATCGTCTCGCTAGATATGGAAACGGTTCTCGAGGAAATTTATTCGGCTTTTATCCTCAAGGAGGCGGCCATAGCATTTTCTGGGAAGTTCAAAATGGAAAAACTATATTCCGAGATGGACAGACTGGTAAGACGTATAGTAGTGCCCGAGAAGCATTGCAGTATTTTGCTCCTGGAAAAACCGAATTCTTCCGAATGGATAACCTTGAGATCAATAAGGACACCATTAAAGAAGCAGTAGTCAACCTGGGTCAGAAGAGAGTCGAGCGAAATGTTATGGAATATGACGTTGATCAGGCTCGAGATTATCGAAAGATGGTTATAAATTACATGCGAAATTCTAATTGTTCTATGCAGGAAGCTCGCAATGTTGTTCGAAAATACTACGGCGTCAAGGTATAATGGAGGAACCATGTATACATTGGAACAGGCCAAAGAAATCATTCGAAAAGCACATCCGGGTTATGTTATCGAAAATAGTTTCGATTATAAGGATCGTTATATTTTTTCGATTCTTCCTGAGAATTTTGATAAAAAGCGTGACGGCGGTTTTCTTGATGGTTTTTATAGTGTGAACAAAGAAACCGGTGAGATGCTTGGTTTTGCTCCGTGGGAAGAAACGGATTTTCTTGAACAGACTACCGATATGAGTGTGTGGGATTGAGTATCATCTTAATCGATATTTTTAAGGAGGTGACTGAATGGCGGATTCTGTTATTTCTCGATTGAAAAGCGCTTGGAATATTTTTAGTGGTCGTAAAAATTCCCGAGATGATATTTCTAATGAAAACGCTAATGATTCATATAGTTATTTATACGGTGTCGTCTCCTCTGCTTCTCGTCCCGATCGAGTTCGTTTAACTCGTGGAAACGAGCGATCGATTATCAATTCCATCTATAATCGTATTGCGGTGGATGTTTCCGCTTTGACGATTAATCATGTTCGCCTTGATAATTCCGATCGTTTCAAAGAGATTGTTGACAGCAGTCTTAATCGTTGTTTTACACTCAGTGCGAACATTGATCAAACAGGTCGAGCGTTTATCCATGATACGGTGTTGTCGATGTTGGATGAGGGCTGCGTTGCCCTTGTCCCTGTCGAAACAATGGGGAGCTTAAACGACGATAGTTCATCGTTTAAGATTCTTTCTATTCGAACGGGACGAATAGTTGAATGGTATCCGGATAGGGTTCGAGTTGATTTGTATGATGATCGAGATGGACGGCGTAAAGAAATTGTTGTTTTAAAAAGAAATTGTGCTATCATAGAGAACCCTATGTATTCGGTCATGAACGAACCGAATTCTACATTGCGTCGTCTTATTCGTAAGTTGAATATTCTGGACGTTGTTGATGAAAAAACAGCTTCTGGAAAATTCAACATGATTGTCCAGTTACCTTATGTCGTTCGAGGAGAAAAGAGGCGTCAAGAGGCTGCGGAACGTCAAAAGATTCTCGAGGATCAGATTAACGGATCTGAGTATGGCGTTGCGTATATTGATTCCGCTGAAAAAATTATTCAGCTTAATAGGCCTCTTGAAAACAATCTTCTTTCTCAGATCGAGTATTTGACTAATCTGTTATATGGTCAAATCGGTATCACAAAAGCGGTTATGGATGGAACGGCAAACGAGCAAGAGATGCTTAACTATACCAACCGGGCCATCGAGCCGATAGTCTCTGCTATATGCGATGAATGTAAGCGAAAGTTTTTGACAAAAACGGCCATTGCACAGAAACAATCGATTATGTTTTTCCGCGATCCGTTTAAGCTGGTTCCGATTGCTAATATTGCTGAAATTGCAGATAAGTTTACACGCAACGAGGTCATGACAAAGAACGAGGTCCGTCAGGGAATCGGAATGAAGCCATCTAATGATCCTCGTGCCGACGAATTGCGAAATTCGAACATTAGCGAGTCCAAGGATCGAATCCAGGCCATTTCTAATCCTGGAGATACTTCTACGGACGTCTCGTATAAATCGTCTGGTGAAAGATTTGTTGAATCAGTGCTAACTCAAACGATACATGAGGGAGGTAATAGTCAAAATGGATAATGTCAAAGGATACGACTTTGCCGGTTGGGTAACTCGTAATGATGTTCAATGTGCCGACGGTCGAGTTATCCGACACGGAGCATTTAAGGACCAAGACGGGCAGTATGTCCCTCTTGTATGGATGCATCAGCATGGTGGAATTCAGAACGTTTTGGGAAAGGTTCTTCTTCAGGATCGTCCCGAAGGAACATACGGTTATGGTTCTCTTAACGATACCGAGTCCGCGGACATCGCTCGTGCTATTCTAAAGCATGATGATGTTACGTCGATGTCGATCTATGCCAATCAGTTAACTCGGCGAGGCAACGAGGTTGTTCATGGAACTATTCGCGAAGTGAGTCTCGTTCTTGCTGGAGCTAATCCTGAGGCGAAGATTGATGAAGTGATTGTCCACGGGGATGGATTATCCGATGATGAGTTGTATTTGTTTAATGCTGAAGACAACACGCTAAGGCATTCGGATACAGCCGATATCGAATTTGAACCCGTAGATGATATTGTTGTCCATGCCGACGATAGTAAGGAGGATAGTGTGGCCGATAATAACGACAACAAAAAGTCCGACGATAGTACTGCTACCGACGGCAAGGATGAAAAAGATACAAATGATATGACGGTTGAAGATGTCGTTGCTACGATGAACGAAGATCAGAAGACTGCTTTGTATTATTTGGTTGGCCAAGCCCTTCAGAATAAGGATAAGGTCGATTCCGATTCTAAAACTGATGATTCCGATGAGGAGGATGCTGTGAAGCACAACGTTTTTGATAGCGCTAGTGGCGCTGATACTAATGACGATGTCATTGTCCATGATGCTTTGAATTCTATTATTACCGAGGCGAAGCAGGGTTATTCCATGCGTCGTGTTTTTAATGAGTATGTTGAGAGTAACGATAACGGCGAAGCGATCGCGCACGCTGCTACTTATGGCGTTGATCCTGTCGATTACCTCTTCCCTGAGGCTAAGACTACGACGAATACTCCGGAGTTTATTAAGCGTGACACTGGTTGGGTTTCCCAGCTTATGAGCCGAGTCCATCATACTCCGTTTAGTCGTATTAAGTCGGTCTTTGCTGACATCACTGCCGATGAGGCTCGTGCTCGCGGTTATATGAAGGGTAAGTTGAAGAAGGAGGAGGTGTTCACGCTTCTTAAGCGTACCACCACTCCGACTACCATCTATAAGAAGCAGAAGATGGATCGCGATGACGTAATCGACATTACCGATTTCGATGTTATTGCGTGGCTTAAGGGCGAGATGCGAATGATGCTCGACGAGGAGATTGCTCGTGCAGTTCTCATTGGCGATGGTCGTCCGACGATGATCATATTTCTGAGGAGCATATTCGTCCTATTTGGAAGGACGCTGAGCTTTATACCATCAATTCGGTGATCGAGCTCGAGGGTTCCGAGACCGAGGACGATATTGCCAAGTCGTTCATTCGCACTGCTATTAAGTCTCGTAAGGATTACAAGGGTTCTGGTAATCCGATTCTCTTTACTACCGAGGATTTCCTTACTAATATGCTTCTGCTTGAGGATAAGATCGGTCATCCGCTGTATGACTCGGTCGAGAAGCTCGCTACCAAGCTTCGCGTTAGCCAGATCGTCACGGTCGAGGTCATGGAGGATGTGACCCGATCTGTTGACGCCAAGACCCGTACCCTCATGGGCATCATCGTGAACCCGGCCGATTACAACATCGGTGCTGATCGCGGCGGTGCTGTCAATATGTTCGATGACTTCGACATTGATTATAACCAGCAGAAGTATCTGATTGAGACCCGTTGCTCCGGTGCTCTGATCAAGCCTTATTCCGCCATCGCTATTGAGTCGGTCCCAAAAGTGTAAGCTTCACCGTTAAGCCCGAAGACGGCGAAGCAACGTTGTTTGGAAAGACTGTGAATATGCTTCAGTCTGACGTTGTTATCGACGGCAATGATATTTCTGGTACACTGCACTATGTTGAGGACTATACCGAGTTCAGTTCTCTTCCTGAGCAGCAGTCCGGTAATTATCTCGCTCTTAAAGTAGATGCTCCCGAGGATTCTACGATCACCGTAGAGGTTGTTGGTGGAACCAAGG